ATATCCGCACGATTTTAATGAAAGATGTGTTGAAATACCAACAAGGGAGAAGAGGACAAATGATTAAACGAGTTTTCGCTTTATTGATTATTTTTATTATAGGGCTTCAAGCTCAGACAACTGATTTACAGAGAGTGTCGTTTGAATATCCGAATGCCAGATCGTCATACGGATATTATGAGAATTATACGACAATCGCTGCCGGCAGCACTGATGTATCTGTGATACTTGAAAAAGCTGCGAGCAAGGATCATTACGGCTATTGTGATTTATCATGTAAGATTACCGGCGACAGTACTGTCACTGTAAAATTTGGCAACTGGAACGGCTCGACGATAGGTGCAAGTACAACCTTAACATCATTAACCGGCACCGTCACAGCGACATCAACTGCGACAATAAAGACTTGGGATATTGGAACGAATGCAGCATATAGGCGCAATGCTTTAGGCTATGAAATAAATTGGAGTGTTCCGTCAGCAACAGATACAGCACAGGTAATCTATTACAGGGTGGATATACGATGAATAAGATAATTCTATTTCTTTTGGTATGCCTTACGACTGTTTTATTCTCTCAAGAAACTCCGCATGTAAGGTATAAAGATCTTAATGATGCTTGCAAGACATCAATATCTGCTTATGTGATAACGCAGGACGGCACCGTCACAGGTACTTGGGTTTTAAGTACATTATTGACAGCGAATGCGGGCATTGTACTTGACGATTCATTAAAGACAGGCAGCGGTGATTTTGTCGGGCTTGGTACCGGCAAAGGTATTATCACCTTTACAGATGCAACGATTGATACGATTGCAATAAGCGGCGCAAATTTAACAAATGCTTTAGCTTTCACAAACAGCGGTTTAGCAACTTTTGGCGGCGGTATTTCGATTGGTGCAGCGCAGGAATTTACACTAACAGACGCCGGGCTGGATACAATAGCTACTGAAAGTAATATTATCTTAGATACCTACGGCGACGCTGCAGCAGATACAGCCGTCACCTTAACAGGCGTCGTCGGTCAGGTTGTTTATATATCAACGGCAGATAATGGACGTGATATTACATTCTTAGACGCAGGCAATTTTGCGCTCGGTGCGGAAAGAGTACTGACAAATATCAATGATGTGCTTGTATTAAAAGCAACAACGGATACGACCTGGAAAGAAATTTCGTTTGCGAATAACGAGTAGGGAGATTCTATGTATAAATTTTGCAAGACAGTCAAAGCAGATTTACCAGACGGAGCGATAAGGTTCAGGCTTACTGAGCGTCAAGTTGACCGCGACTCGGAAGTTATAGAACCCAAAGGTATTGATCTTAAAAATTTTAAAAAGAATCCAGTTGTCGTCTGGTCTCATGACGTATGGGGATCAAAATTGCCTGTCGGTAAAATATTGACGAATTCTTTTGAACAGACAGATAAGTTTCTTGATGCTGATGTGCAGTTCGATTTAGAAGATCCATTTGCTGCAATGGTATATCATAAATACGATCAAGGATTTTTAAATTGCGGTTCTATTAGATTTAGACCGACTGTAATCAGCAAGGATCCTGTTTTATCAGGTCAGCGCGGTGTTACGTTTAAAGAATGCGAGCTGATTGAATTTTCTGCTGTCATCATTCCAGCAAACATAGGCAGCCGGCAGGTACCGCCCAAAAAAGATTTTGAACCGTATCTCAAAGAGTTTGAAGATTTTCCGCATTATGAAGAAATAAAATCTTTTTACGAATCAGAAGATTATCAGTTCACGCCGGACGATTGGATGAAATACTGCAACGCAGATGGTGACTGCATTATAGATGATATGGACGGTAATGCACCTATAATCAAAATATTTGATGGATTAGATAAAGGATTCAGCATTGATAGAGAGGAGCTTGATTCTCAATATTTGATTTATGATTGGGCGAGCAAATTTTGCAACTGCAACATAAAAGATTTGTATATGACGAATACTGGTTTCACAAAATTATGGAAAGGTACTTTTCTCTCCGCGATTAATCTTTTTACTAAAGATTGGAATATCCATGATACGAGAAATTTAACTGCTTCAGGAAAAGAAAAACCGCCTGAATATGAAGAGATTGAATTAAATTCTAAAGAGAATCTTAATTCGATGATACAAGGGACTAATTTTTATATAACCGAAGATGATATAAAATTAGTAGTCAGCTTTGAAAAATCTTGGGACGGCGGTGGATATGTTATTGTTTATGGGGATGTGAAAAATCGAAAGTATATTGAAGATTTTCTAAATAAATGCTGGAGATGGTCGGAGCAGAATCACAAATTAAAAGGCGAGTCTTTTGCTTTATCGGGTAATTTTTTAAAGCGTACCGGGATTGATTTTTGCAGTGTATTTACAACAGAAAAGAATATCAAGCCGATTAAAAGTATAGTAAGCCTTGTCAATAATAAGCAGGAAAATTGTAGTAATCGCGGTTTGGTATTTATGGGTCCTCCAGGTACAGGTAAGACCTTATCAGGCAGAGTGATTATGAATCAAGCTGATTCAACATTTATTTGGATCTCTGCAAAAGATTTTTGGAGAATGGGTGCGCTGCATGGATTAGCAAGTGCATTTTCATTAGCCAAGACCCTTACTCCATCTATCTTATTTATTGAAGATGTAGACAACTGGATGAATGGGCATACCGTAGATTTGTTGAAAACTGAGATGGATGGTATAGATCAATCTACCGGTCTTGTAACTATTCTGACAACTAATTATCCCGAAAAATTGCCTGACGCATTAATTGATCGGCCTGGCAGGTTCCATGATGTCTTAGAATTTAGTCTGCCGAAATCGGAACAGCGATTCGATATGCTTAAAAATTGGATCGAAGATATTGATTCTGATACATTATCTGAATTTGTAGAAAAGACAGATGGTTATAGCGGCGCACATCTTTTTGAGCTTTGTAATTATGTAAAGATAATCAGCGCAGAAGAAGATATTGAAATCAAAGATGCTTTAGATAAAGCCTTAAAGAAGATTAACGAGCAGAGAGAATTGATCAATCAAAATCAATTAAGCGGCAGTAATTATCAAAGAGTATTTCTCGCTGCAGATAAAGACGACAAGTTATTTGATTATGAACCAGTTGAAGAAGAAGTTGAAGAATTATCTATGGAATCAATCGAAGACAGCAATGAATTTTTTAAAAAATATGATTTTACCAAGTGGGAAGAAGTTGCTAAGGCAATGAATGATCTGTTTGCTTTAGATGAAGATACTGCTTCTCATGTCAAGCATTATATCTTTAATCAATTGTCATTACTCTATAAGCAGTTCAAGCAAGAGCCTCCAGAGCTCATTGAACAGAAGGTGCTCGAAGATCAAGAAGATTATGACATCAGCAAAGAAGATGAAGATTCGATTATAGTTGATGCTGCTATTAACTTGATAACAAACGGAGGCAAAAAATGACAGATAAGGAAAAACAAGAACGTCTAAAGATGCTGACTGCGAAAGTCGTTGAAGCTGTTAAACAGTCCGAAGAGTATAAAGAAGACAATGGCCGCGACGATGTATTGTTGACTAATAAAGTTAATACAATCGTCACGGAACAGCTTTCTGCGATGGACGCCGCGTCAGAGAAGACTCGCAAAGATGAGTTCGATAAAGACCAGGAAACTATGGATGAGTTTCTTGATGAGCAGATGAAAATGATTGACAATATGGATCCCAAAGATCGTGTCATACATCAGAAAGCTCATATGCTGTATTCGAAAGAACGTCTTTCGGATAAGTATGACAGCAGCATAGCTCAAAGGATTGAAGACTTCAAATACAAAAATGACACCTGTCATCTTACTTCGACAATGCTGTATCTTGCAGCAAAGAAGAAGGATAAACTGCTTGCTCAGACGCCGATGGAAATTGTTCGCAATACAGAAGCGTTTAAAGGCATGCAGAACATGCTCAACGGCGATGTTGAGCTGCGGAAAGCTCTTGCGGTTGCAAACTCCGCTGAAGGTGCAGAATGGATCCCAACAGGCTTCAGTAACCAGGTGACAAAAGTCATTGAGTTGAATTTAAAGGTTCCATCATTATTCCGTACAATCCCAATGCCGACATCACCGTGGAAAATGCCGGTTCAATTGTCGCAGGGGACTGGATATTTTGTCAACGAATCAAACGATGATGAATCTCAGAAAATTCCAGCAAGCACACCCGGAACATCTGCTCCGGAATTCACAGCCCGCAAGCTTGCAGGCAGATTTTTGTTTTCCGAAGAAATTGATGAAGATTCAATCGTTAATATGCGTTCATTCTTAGTTGATGAATTGGGTATGTCAATTGCCCGCGCTGAAGAAACAGCATTCGTTAACGGTGATAGAACAGGCGCGGCTGGCGTCGCATCCAGTCATCAGGATAATGCCGGTACTGCATTATTTACCAGCAATTATGATGCTCGTTTGATTTTTGACGGGCTGCGGTATTTTGCTCTGAACAATGCAGACACATCAACAAAGACATTTGGCAATGCGGATCCAAGTGATACGCTGCTGAGTAATGTTCGCCTGTTGATGGGTAAACATGCTGTCAACCCGCAAGATCTTGTCTGGATCGCATCAATTAATACTTATTTAAAAATGATCGGACTGACAAATGCTCGCACGATCGATAAGTATGGCGACAAAGCAACCGTGCTGACAGGTGAGTTGATGAAATATGATGGCATTCCGGTTGTCGTGTCTGAGTATCTGTACAGCAACTTAGCGGATACCGGTGTATATGACGGCTCAACAACAGATCGCGCGATGCTGCTGTTATGTTACACTCCTGGCTTCTTAAAAGGTACTCGCGGCGGTGTTACGCTTGCAACAGATCTTGATATCGAAAGAGATCAGATCATTCTTGTCGGTAAAAACCGTCTTGAGTTTAAAGATATTTATGATGCTCTGTTGACAGGCAATGTTCAGTGCGCTGCTGGAATCAATATCAAGACATCGTAAATCTAAATGAAATTGAATTTTAAAATAGGAGAAAAGATATGACAGTCGTAAGTGTTTCTGAAATGCACAAACATTTCGGTCTAATGGATCAGCAGGGCGGCAATACCGGCCTCGTTGATGTACTTAAAGAACTGCAGGGTTTAAAGGCGACAGTCGTTGCTGGTGCAGCCGCAGGTAATGTCACTGTCACAGGCATTGCTGCTGACGACACATTAATTGCAGTTCTTCATCTGGATATGGGCGGTAACGCAGAGACGGATTTAACGTCTGAATTTTCAATCACTGCTGCAAATACAATTAACAATACCGGCGGAACAGCGACAACAAATGATACTCTGCTTGTCTTGTATTTTGACAAGTCAGGTGCGTCAACCGGTTCTTATCCGTCGTAAAAAATAATGTGCGGAGTTAACAGCTCCGCACTTATCTAAAAACAGGAGACTAAAAATGGCTGATGAAAAGAAAGTCAAAGTCACTTTTTGCAGCACAATAGGCTTGCCGGTATTTGACGAAGAAGGTTACTTTCTTCAGGATGGCGACACGATAGAAGTATCCGAGAAAGAAGCCGACTGGTTTTTAAATACCTATCCATCATCTTTTAATTCTGGTGACGGCAAGAAAAAAGAAAATGCGCCGCGTACAAACAAACAGAAAGAACAGCAGTTTGTCGCCTGGGAAAAGAAGCTAAAAGATAAAGAGGTTGAATTGGAAAAACTTGCCGGCGACTTGGCAAAGAAACAGAAGATGATTTCCGAGGCTGAAACAATTCTTGATAAGCGTGAAAAGGAATTTGAGAAGAAGAAAAAAGATCTGGAAGATCTAAAGAAAACCGTCAAAGAAAAAGATAAGATGGATGTTGGCAAAGGGACTGAGACGAAGTGATCTTAAGTGCCGTCTCGTGCGGCACTTATCTATTTGATATAATTTTTTGCAGTTGTATCAATTAGGTAATTAATCTTAGGAGACAAAAAATGGAAAGCATCATTCAGCTTGTATCAATCAAAGATGCGGTATTTGGATCAATGTATACCGTGTCGCTTATTTTGTGCTTCATTATCTTTTTTATTGACTGGAATTTGAAAGGCCGCAAAGCGTGGAAAGATAACAGTGAATTTGAGAAAGGCTGGTCATGGCACCTGCTGTGGTTTGGCGTATATGCTATTTTTATCTATCTCAACGCTCAGGGCTTGAAGTGGTATTATTTGATTTTCATTATTAATTATATCACAGAAGATGCGTTTTATTATTTGTGGAAGAGTTATAAGACAAAGAAGCTGCTTTATAACAGCTGGTTTCCAACAAAGAAGAAACCCTTTTTTAAGGGCACTTCCGGATATTATCTATTCGTCATTACCGTCAATTTATTTTTGATAATCATTACAATGCAGTGGGGATAAAATGAAATTAAAATTATTATTATTAGCATTAATTCCATTATTTATTTTCTGTCAAACCTGGGAAGAAACTGAAGACATTTGGAGCGGTGAAAAGATAATATCGTCTGAAGATTCTGTCACATTTAATACGACTGACAAGTTGATTTATATGTACGGCGATGAAACGCTGGATATCTTAGTATCGACAGAAGATAATCTTGGTGCTTTCAGTATTTGGGGATATGTATCTGACATTGACAGCACAGCAGCGGATACGGTGTTTATAAAAGCTGCTCCGTTTCGCGGTGCTGCTGGCGGCAGCCGGGATGCGTGGCATGCAAGCTATACAGTGACTTGGCAGGTAATGGATACCGTATCAATCGCGGATTCATTAGGATCAGATTATTTCGATATATTTCCAATGAGCAATACGACATTAAAAGCATCTGCAGCGAGTTATTTAGCAATAAGATTTGAAGGTATCACCGGTAAGAATAGAACATTTTGGATGAAAAAAGAAGAAGTCGAAACTAAATAACGCAGGGTTGAAATGGCCGAATTAGAATTGGCGACCAAAAGACGCGGTTGGGATGATTATGATGAAAACAGAGTAAATATATATATTACAGATAATAGGATTTTGATATGAAAAAGCTGTTGCTGCTTTTATTGTTTTTGCCCTGCCTGCTCTTTGGGCAGTATGGGAGTGAGCTTGTTACAGACGGTGATATGGTGAATTGGACAGCGGATGACTTGGATGATTGGTCAGAAACTAATGCCGATGCGGCAGAAGAAGGATCAAGCCCTTATGGAGGGTCTTCTGCCAAGATAACTGCATCAAGCATACATGGCGGTATATATCAAGAAGTAGCTGTCACTGCAGGACTTGCCTACAGATTAAGTATGGCCTATAAAGAAGATGCTTCTGCAGATGCAGAATTTGCACTATGGGATGTTGATAACGGAGCATTTATTACAGTACCTGACTATGTAGAATTACCAGAATCTGAAACATGGGCAGAATATGAGACGGTTTTTGTCCCTCCTGCTGGATGTGAATCAGTTTATATTTCTGTCAGATGTGTTGCCGGTTCAGATGTAGTATATTTTGATGCTGTAAGTATTAAGCAGGCCCTTGGCGCTATTTATACTGAAATTGATAATAAAATACTTTATCTTAGATCAAGTATAGAGGTTTACACTACAGGCTCTGGTGTATCTAATCATATTGATCAAAGTGGGTATTTTAAAAATGCAACACAAACAACAGACGCAGACCGCCCGGCAGATGCAACTTATTGGGTAGACTTTGATGCTGCTAATACTGAGTTTTTAACCTTTGGCGATCATAATGATTTTACTTTTGGTGATGGTTCAAGTGATTCTCCTTTTTCGATAGTTGCAAGGGTTATCTTAAACGATGCAACCAGTGCGAGGATACTTACCAAAGCAGCCAATGGTGTGGTTGATCCTGAATATATCTTCGGAACAAGGCCGACAGATGTTTTTGCTATGTATTTATATGATGGCACAACATCAAATCAGATCAATAGCAATTTGGATGCAACTCATAGTGATGGCGATACTGTAACTTTTGGGGCAACCTATGATGGCAGCGGCAGTCAGAATGGTATTATTCTTTATGTCAACGGTTCCGCCCCAGCTCAAACCAAATCAACCTTAGGAATCTATGTTGCTATGGATAACGGTACATCAGAGCTTAATATGGGACGTTTAGAGTTTGTATCATCTTATGGAGATTTCCAGTATTCTGATATACTGATGACCAGCGATGTTTTGACACCTGCTGAAATGGACAGCCTGCATGATTATTTTTCTACAGGATTTTACTATCCAATAAATGCTTCAAGTATAACATTTAGCGCGGTTTCACAGACAGAAGAAACAGTCAGCTGGACAAGGGGAAACGGCGACTCTGTTTTGGTGGTCGCTAAAGAAGGTGCTGCACCTGACAATCCGGTGATAAATACAGCTTATGATGTGTCTGCCGTATTCGGTTCCGGTGATAATTTGGGATCAAGTTCTTATGCTGTTTACAAAGGAACGGGAACGAGCGTAACTGTGACAGGGCTGACAGCAGGGGAAACTTATTATTATGAAGCCTGGGAATACACGCAATACGGTGAATGCTGGAATTATATAGGCCCTGCATCCGGTAATCAGCTGACCTTAGCGGCTGATGAAACAGTCCAAGATAAAAAACATTTATATATTTTTGATATGTTTGACACATTTGATTAAGGAGAAAAATCATGAAGATTATTAAGTTTTTATTACCTATTATTTTAGTATCATTTCTTTTTGCACAGGACAGGCCGGATATTGCGCGATTTGATCTGAAATTTATGAAGATTAATACGTCGCCTTATTCTGCGCCGTATACAGTTCTTGAGAACAAAATATCTGCAACAATAAAAGAAGGCGATACTGTCAGCTTTGGGTTCAATCAATTCGAGACAGAAGATCATCAAAACCAAGAACCGTGGGAAGAATGGCTTAATATCGAAAACAATGTCACATATAATACGCCGATAATCATCCCGGTGTTAACATCAGCCGGGCAGTGGATTGACGACACGACATTTAATACAAATGAAGTTATAATGTCTGTAGATTTGGACGCAGGCTATTGGGAAGTAAAAGTCCGCGCCGTAGCAAATCCCGGATATTATGAAACGCTTGAGTCAAACTATTCTGGTAAGAGTGAATTTTTTAAAATAGAATCACCTATCCCAGAAAAACCGTTAAAGTTTAGAATTTCAATTATTGTAAAATAGGATAAAGAATGAAGAAAATTTTATTCATATTATTAATTATTATAAATATATCGTCTGCTCAAATAGATTTTAAGAAAGCTTTCCTTCAGAATTCAGGAATTGGTTTTCATGTGCTTGGTGGTGAAGTGATTACATTGGGATTATATAAATGCGGAGTTAGCAAAACTAATTCATTTTTGATTACAATAGGGTTTGCTGTGTTATGGGAAGTGTTTGAATATTACAATGATCCAATTAAGAAAATCTATGGATCAAAGAAACGATTTTACACAGACGCTTTTGGCGACATAGCCGGGGCAGGAGTTGCATCTATAACGCTGGTGGTGTTTTTATGACTATAAATAAAATAGGAGAATAGGAAAATGGAAGGCAAAAGAAAAGTTTATATTATTTGGTCGGTGCTTGTTACCACGATATTGATTGTGTTTTTCGGTCTTTATTACAGTGTCGGTTTTACTGGCGACAATCTACAGGCGATATTAGTCGGTCTGTTCATATTTGCCGGTGCAATGGCTGGAGCGAATGTCGGTGAACATTTCGCGAAAGCAAGACTAAATGGTAAATAAATTAGGAGTCTGTCATGCCTATCAGAACAAAACGTGTTGAGTATCAGGGGGAACGAGACGATGATAATGGTGAAAAATATTATCGCACTGTAAAAAAGAAGTTGAACTGGCCTGTTATTTGGGGATCGATTATTGCATCCTTGATTGTCGCATTCTTCATGGGCAAAGAAGTTCTTGGGTATAAACTCGTGCGTGATGAACAGGCAAATTCTTCTATATCTATACCGGAACACATGCAGGATGTTCAGAAGATAGCTAAATGCATTGACGACAATAAGCAGGCTATTGATCATTTAGACCGGGATTTTAAAGCTCATGTCAAGCTCGCTGAAAAAACATTGAATCTGGAACTGAGAAACATTAATACCAAGTACGAAAATATCAATGAAAAATTTAGAAGCATTGACGAAAAGCTTAATACATTATTAAAGCAGAGAAATTGAAATGTATGAATTAATTACATTGGATGAAATCAAAAGCTGGGTAAGTATTTCTAATACATCTAAAGATACATTCTTAGAAACATTGAGAAAAATTACGACGAAGATTATTGAGAATTATACTTCCAAAATTTACATTACTCGGCAGATTGCAGCTGAATATCACGACGGGCAAACAGAACGCGACATGATGACAAATCAATATCCTATCTATAAAGTCGTAGAATTATATGACGACACAGACAGGGATTTCGGAGCAAATACTTTAGTTGCGTCAACTGATTATGTTATCGAATATGAAACAGGCCGCATAAGATTGTTTAATGATGAATCGTATTTCGTTAAGGGTGTCGGTAATATCAAAGTAAATTATTGGGCAGGGTACAGCAGATTTCTTGTTGTAGATGAGCAGAACAATTATCTTGATATATCAGACGGCGGCGGAACAGCAGCAGTTGAAATACCAGTACAGACTTCCCATAACCAGAATGGTTATTCAGCAGAAGATTTAGCATCGGCAATTGAAACGGCTCTTAATGCGGACACGACATTATCCGCTGCCTATACTGTCACCTACAGCCATGTCACTCAGAAATTCACAATAGCAGCAGACGGCACTTTTAATCTGCTGTGGAATTCAGGTACGAATACAGCAAAGACTATTGGAACTCTTTTGGGATTTACGATAACAGCAGATGATTCAAGTGTCACATCCCAAACGGCTGACAGTGCAGTAACCGGCATACCAGGAGATATAAAAAATGCCGCACAGCAGATAATCTTATACTTATATGACTTGAGCAAAAATGACGAGTCTATTCAAAATGTAAAAAGAAAGAAGACAGGCTCCGGGCAGATGTCAACTAAAGAAGAAGAATTTATTGAAAATATGCCGGTAATCGCGCAGGCGATTTTGGACAGTTATAAGAGGATGTTCGCATAATGCCAGCAGAACAGATAGAAATAAATATTGATTATTCTGAGATGATGCAGTTATTTAACCGCTTCGAAAAAGAGCTGCCGAATGTTCTTAGGTCTGCTATGCTTGAATCTTTTAGAATTGTTGGCAATACTGCTGTTTCGGATTTTATGAAAAAAGCAAGTCTAATCGGCGACACACCAGAGCAAAAGAGACAGGGTAAATTAACAAAGCGATCGCCAGGTGATCCGCTTAATATTAGAACAGAAAAATTGATGCGTTCTTTAATCGGTGCTCACAGCTTTGCAGGCGGCTCGTCCGGAGTAGAAGAAGGCATCCGTGAGATTAAGATCAGCAATAAACAAGTCAAAGGATTTTTTGGATCTGAGGTTCCGTATGCAGCGATTCATGAATATGGCGGTACGATACATCGTACAAATTTATTCGGACGCGGTATTTCAGCGACAATTAATATGCCGGCAAGGCCGTATTTAAATCCAGCACTGGATAAATCAGAGCCGGATATACAGTCAACTTTTAATGATAAAATTCAATCATTTGCAGCGAGGCAGTATAAATAATGTCGTCAAAAAGATTAAATATTTTAAAAGCATTTGATACGACGCTTGCTAATATAGACGGTACTGGCGATTATAATAATACGCTTGTCCGGCATAGTCATAAATATTTTACGATTAGCGATTTAGGCCCAGGTGAATTTCCTGCGACGACGGTTGCGCCGGGCATAGCTGACTTTTCAATGCTGACGAACTGCAAATATACGTCCGGGCCAAGAACACAGGACGAGGGCTGGATCGTATCGACGATTGGATATGTCAGCAAAGATACGCAGGAAGATTTATCGGAAGCTTGTGAAGATATGATTGAGGATATGTTAAGAGCAATTTTAAACAATGATCAGCTTGGATTAGCAGGCAGCGAAGTACATCAGGTAATATTGAAAAGAATAATGCACCCTTTCTATGGGCTTCGCGAGAATGCTGCAGCGGTTGAAATATTCTGGGCTGTTAAATATGATTTCAGTAAAACGGATTTATAATGCCGGATTTAAAACAGGAAATAAAAAGCAGTCATAAATCAGTTTATTGTTTTAATATAATAAACAATTCAAAAAGTGCGAGGTACGGCTTAAAATGCGGCAGATTATTATTAAAGAAGAATTCGTCAGGTGAAGCGGCGGCGCAGATCAAATGTCCAATCTGCAAAGCTCTTTATGATATAAAAGATAATCGGCAAATATTAATCAGCAGGGGAGATAAAAAATGACTATAGGAAAAGGATTTGCTTCAAGGCTTGCTTTAGGGGTTGAGTCGACATACGGAACCCCTGTGGCGATAACAGAATTGATTCCGTTTACAAGTGAATCAGTCAATAAGTTAATCGAAGCGATTGAATCAAAATATTTAGACGGATCAGCAGCGCGAAAAAATATCGTTAACGGCGCCATATCTGTAGACGGCGACTTTTCCGGCGAGCTTGTCTATGATGAAATTGCCGGCGATATAATCGGAATTGAACGGCTGCTTAAAGGTGCTTTAGGAGACTCGGCCCGTGATGCCGGTAACGGTTTGAACAAGTACTATATGGCAACAGAGCTTGACAATCATTATACTTTAGTATTCAACAAACAGGTATCTGCTTGGGAAGGCGCATCGATTAAATTTGGAACATTGACACTTGCTGGAGCAATGGGTGAGGACGGCTGTACTTTTAGTATCGGCAATCTTCGCGGACATACATTAAGAAGGACCGGCGATGCGGGTATCATTAACAATATAGCTGCTGTCACAGGATTGAGTCCGACAAATATTCCAAGTTTAATAAAGCTGAAAGACGCAACTTTCAGGGTTGCAGATCAGGCAAATGCTTTAGCTTCCGGCGATCAGGTCTGTATTAATTCATTTGAATTAAGTGTTGATAATTCAATATCTGATCCTGAATATTCAACTGTCTGTTCCGGGCATACAGATTCAGACTATGCTTTGGAAGCAGGACGCAACGGCTTAAGAGTCTGTAAATTCAAAATAACTATTCCAAGATACGACGCAGATACATTCTTTGATTTTCAGAGTGCAGATACAGCACTGCAGGCTGATCTTAAGTTTGCTCTTGGAAGCTATGAATTTAATATACTGCTGCCGTATCTAAAAGTGACAGCGCCGACTGCGCCAATAGGCGGACCTGAAATGATAACACACGAAGTCGAGTTTGATGTTCTCCGTAACGGCGGCAGAAATACTTATCTAACATTTCAGGATTCAACTGCAATAGCAGATGAGATCGGCATTGAATGTAAGTCTGCAAGAACATCTGCAGCATAATTTATAGGAGGGAGAAATGGCAGAAGGAAAAGGATATGCCAGCAAGGCAGCCTTCAAAATAGAAACAGGGGATTTTAGAACTGCTATTGCTTTGAACGGTGCGGCTGAATATAATCAGATTCATTTTATAAGCGAAGGTGTTTCTCCTGATATTGCTGTCGAGAATTCTGTTATGCTTGATGGTTCTGCAGGTGTCAAAACATCGTATCAGACTTTGAAAAAATACGGCGGCGACCTTGTCGTTGAGGGCTGGTATCGCGGTTTAGAGTCTCTTTTGATATGTGCTTTAGGGATGAGCCACCAAGACAACTCTCCGGTTGATGAAGGCAGCGGAGCATACAGACACTATATTGAATTATCTAATGATTTATCTACAAGAGCTTTTAATGAATTTGAAATGGCTACTCCGTCTGGAAATGCAATAAGGCGAGGCACTCTCGGTTTTGAGAAGTCTGTCAGTATCTGGGAATTTGTCAGTACGATGTTTAATTCTGTGACGATGCAGGTTACTCCGCAGCGAGTAATATTTACCTTTAATGTCGTGCCTGAAGATTTGCATCACGACTCAGGGACTAACAGCGCATCAACTAATTGGGCTGTCCCGGCAAACGGTACGCAGATTTATTTTTCAGATGCTACGCTGTATTTAAAAGCAAGAGATGAATTTACAATAACAAGTTCTAATGATGTGTTGACTTTAAATGAATCTGGAGATGTTAGTCTTGATATAGATGACGGCACATACACTGGGTATGAACTTGCACAGGCAATTCAAATAGCAGCTAATGCAAGTGCTCTTACCGGTACATATACTGTCACATATTCGGAGGAGCTTCGAAAATTTAAAATTGTTTCTACAGTATCATTTTTTGTTGTCAGTACCGGCGATATGAATGTGACTGTCGGTTTTTCGGATTCTGCAAATTCTGCAGATCAACTGGAAAATACATCGATTTATCAAGCAGTTCCAGATTCTTTTGCAGCTTTTGATTCAGGAGATCAAGTTGGCTTTAATTCATTGAGTTGGACGTTGGAAAATAATTTAGCAACAGATGATCAGGACAGTGAATCGTCTTCTAAGATATTGGAGCCGGAACGAAACGATATGCGAAGTATCACAGGATCAATTGAAATTCCAAGATACGAAGATGATGATAAAGTTAAAGCCGTCAACGGTTTTACGACTTATGCGATGCATTTAAAATTTACAGGTGATCTTATTGGCGGTGCTAATTACGAGGAATTAAATGTTTACTTTCCGCAGATTAAATTCACAAATGTACAGGCACCTATTGGCGGTGCAGAGTTGATAAAACAGACATTAAATTTTGAAGTTCAAAACCCTGTAAATTTTCTTGATTTTGTTAATTTTAATTTCGTAGACTATATGTATAGAAGTATAGGAACAGCTGCAGGAAACTGTCAATCTATGGGAGCATATAAAGACGGATTATATTGTGGGTGTTCAGGCGGCATTATAATGAAAATGACAGATGGGGCTTGGGCGAGTTCTTGTGATTTTGGAGCAAATACACCTCTCAGCATCATGATGTATGACGGCAATTTATATGCAGGTACAACAGCCGGTGAAATATTTGAATATGACGGATCATCTTGGAGTGCGTCTTGTGATGTCGGAGCTGGTCAGATTATAAACATGACCAGATATGATGACAATCTATATGTCTTAGAAAATACAACAGGTAAAGTATTTGAATATAACGGATCAGCTTGGTCTTTATCCTGCGATACGGTGTCAACCAGTGCTCGCGAAATGATTGTATTTCAAGGTTCTTTATATGTTGCTGGATATGATTCTAATTTAAGAGTGTTCAAATATAACGGATCAGCTTGGTCCTCATCTTGTGATTTTGGGGCGAGTCCGGGTACTTATTTGGGAATGTGTTTACTTGGCAGTAAGTTATATCTTCTTGCAGATGTAGGTGCTCAGCCAACTTTATTTTCTTTTGATGGTACAACTTGGAGTTCTGAGGGTAACTTAACCAACACAGCGCGATATGCGATAGAATATAAAGGTAACATTTTATATTTTGAGCATAGCGCAACTGGTGATATATATGCTTGGGATTTTGATTCATCTAGTGATTACGTGGCATTTAATATTAATGCAGATTTAACGGCATTCAATACTATCGTATATGATGGAAGATTAATGCTGCCAGTCTCAACTACAACTCCAAAATTTATTGAACCGTTGAAAGAAATATTAATAACAATACAGAATGAAAATGCAACCAATCCGCTGTAATATAATAAGGTCTGGAGGCCATTATGAAACTGAGTGTTTACTATATTGTAAAGAATGAAATTCGTAGTCTGCCTGAATCGCTGCTGCATACGATTCAATTCGCAGATCAAATTGTCATCGTTGATACAGGGTCAACAGACGGCACGTGGGAATTTTTGCAGAAGTACCGCCTGCATGAAGATTTTACTGTTCATCAAGAACTGTTTCATAATCCTGCTGGTTATGATGCATCAGTTTCGAGAAATATCGCCTTAGGAATATGCGTCGGCGATTGGGTACTTGCGCTGGACGGCGATGAATTTATTTCTGCAGATGAAGGCAAGAAGCTGAAAAATCTCATCTTAGAAAACAGTCAGTTTGATGTTTTAAAGCAGCCAGTTTTTAATTTCATGCAGCATCCTAAATATGTTAAGCAGCCGTATTATTTAAACGGCACTGCAATCAGGCTTTTCAAAAATAAAGATGTCATTTACAAGTACAATATTCATCCGGAACTGGAAGGCTGGAAAACCTTCACAACGATTGATATTCCGATATATCATTATCAGTTTTTAGAAGCGGAAAGTATTGAAGAAAAAACGAGATTCAGAGTAGCTCAGATGAATAAGAAGATGGAAAAAACAGGACCGTCTTTTAAAAATTACCTGCATATGGCTGATATATTCCGCCGCAAAGCTTATTGGACCGGCGTTAAAGAAGATTTATTAACATCGATTTACAATCTGCAGAAAGCTCTTGATATTGAAAATAATAATATCGCTTGGAATATATACGCTCAAATGGTTTTTCAGCTCAATGAATCTGCAGAATTAAAAGCTGCTGCCGCTTATATTAAAAGTAAAAAGAAGCAGAACAAACTAATGAAAAATATATTAGTTCAAATTAATAAAAAGCTGGAGGCTGGTAATGGCAGTCAAATTGGTAAAAATTGAACAGGAAAGCAAAGATGTATTCAGAGCTGTCGTCAGCGATGGTGACAGGGAATATTCAGACCGCTTTAGCTTGGGCGGCTTGGAAATTGCTTTAGAGAATGAAGAAGATACAGATTCTTTGAGTTATAAAATAAGGGCTGCTATGTTGAAGGCAGCTAAAAACAAGGTTAAAAAAACCAAGAAGGAGACACTAGATGTCAGTAAAACTGATCAGAAAGACTGAATCTTTTGCCTATAAGGTTGAAGGATCAACTTTTTATTATCGCAGGATAACAGACGGCGACGCAGCTGTTATAAGGCAGAAGCATACAGACAGTCAGGGCGAGCTTGACAACCAGCCTTTTCTTGTTGAGATACTGGAGCACTGTCTTATTGGGTGGGAAGGTGTTACAGAGCCGGACGGCGCAGATGTCAAGTTTGATAAAAAAGATATACAGTCACTGCCTGCTCCGCTGATTTTAGATTTAGTTAGCAGGATACGCGGAGAAATGACCGACGATAAATATCAGGAGATGACTAAAGAAAAAAAGTCATAAATTATGCGCTGCTTCTTGGCAGGAATAACTTGCTGCCCGGAGTATGTCATCAATGCATCAGCGACAGGAGAAAGTCTAATCGAAAAGGAAAGCCGTGCGATGACGGTATCTGTTCTTTAACAGGAAGAGAAGTAGATGATCCTGTGTACGGTATGCAGGTTCCAAACGATGTTTATTTTATAGCGCAGATGTGGCTTGACATCATAAGTATATCAGGAAAAGAAAAACGTGAAAAAGAAGAGAGCGGAAAGCACTATGTTTATCATCTGTATACATTGCAGCACATCAAGACTTATTTGGACATGCAGAATTGGAGTTTAATTAATATGTCGAAGCAGGAATGCTTTTATTTAATAACGCTGTTTCATAAACATTATATGAGTACTGTTTTATGAGCGTCATTGTAGAAATACTGTCAAAGGACAGAACAGGAAAAGGTTTTGGATCAGCATCCCGTCAAGTTAAAGGTTTGGAACGGGATGTTCAGAAAGCATCACGGGCTTTTAAAATGCTGTCGATTGCCGCTGCTGGCATTGGTATTAAGGCGGTAAATTCTTTTGCAAAGTTTGACAATAAAGTTCGTGAGATTACGACACTGCTTGGCGATACTGCACCGGGCGATATTAAAAAGCTTGGCAATGAAATTAAAAAGACAGCGACAATTTACGGACAGTCTTTAAATACAATGGCTAAAGCCCGCTATGATATTATTTCGGCTGGTTTTAAGAGTGCTGCAGAATCTGCTTTATTGATGGAGCAGGCAGCGAAAACTGCTACAGCCGGTATTACTGATGTTGCTACTGCTGCCGATATTTTAACGACTGTGATGAATGCTTACGGACTGGAAGCAAGCGAAGCTGCTGATGTATCTGATGTTTTATTTACTATTGTCCGTCAAGGTAAAACTACGTTTTCAGAAATTGCGTCTACTTTCGGCAGGGTGTCTGCTATAGCTCCGCAGGTAGGTGCCAGCTTAACCGATGTTGCATCGATTATGGGTACTTTAACTGCAGCAGGACAGAGTACAGAAGAAGTCTCGACAGCTTTAACCGCTACTATGACTGCTTTTTTAACTCCTTCAGAAGCTATGGAAGACAGGTTAAAAAAGTTAGATCACAGTACCGGTGCAGCTATGATCCGTTCTTTAGGATTCATCGATGCTATTAAAAAATTAACTGAAAATATGGACGAAGCTGAAAAAGCTGCACTGTTTCCGAATCAAAGAGCTTTAAGGCTGGTCTTCCCTGCTGTAGGTGAACAGGCTGAAAAACTGGCAGAAAATATTAAAGATATGGGTGAAAGAGCAGGACGTACAGGCGATGCTTTTGGCAAGATGTCTGAAGGAATTCAGTTTAGAATCAACCAGATTAAAACTCAGATATCTGCAAGGATGACTGATATTGGGAACAGTATTATTCTTGCCGCAGGTAAGTTTTTAGATCTTGACGATACTATTAAAAATATAGCTGTTTC